AGTCACTGCGCCGTTAGTATTAACGAACCCACGGACTCGCCCATCATCTTCTACTACCTTAAACCATGAAGTTATCTGAGCAATACGCTTTTGGAGCATAAGATACTTAGCAATAACTGCAGCTTCAGGGATGTCCTTTATCTTTGACAGGACTTTTTCATCAACAATTGGCTGTCCCGTAGGCGTAAATTTTGTAGGCTTCCAGCCAAACTCCACGAGATATTCTCCAATTTGTTTCCTAGAACCAAGGTTAAAAGGTTCAGAATCACAACGAACAAGATGCTCGTTCGGATTCGCGCTCGCCTTTTCGTACTCCTCATCTGACAACCTGACCTTCTTGGTTTCGCCTTTAAGTTGTGCCATCTTAGAAACCTTACCAGCCTTTGTCATGAGAGGAACAAGGGTCATCTGTGTTTCTCGTGGCCTGAAAGTTTTGTGAACAAGCTTCTCAGCCTGTGAAATGTTTTCGTTTAGTTCAGCTAGTAAACTCATGGCGTGTTGTTCATCTAACAAGAACCCACGATCTCGCTGTGCTTGCATGACTCGATACACAGAATGCTCTAAAGCAACAGCGTCTTTACTAAATCCCGCTGCTTCGACACGCGCAAGATGCTGGTAGACCTTGTGGTTTAGTGACACATCTTGTCTGCAATATGCCATCATCTCCGGCGAAAAGCTTTCAAAATCTTCGAACTCGATCTTCTTGTGTCGTAGCCTGTAGCCCCATCCTTCGAGGCCGTGACCACCTTCTCGTGTTGGGTTGAACAGTCGAGACAACACAAGAGTATCTACAATGAACCGACTGCCATCATCAAGATCAGAGCCAAGAAGTTTCTTGACTACAGGTATGTCGTATCCAAGGATGTTGTGACCGATAAGTTCTTTAGACTCTTCGAGCAGCTTGACTCCTTCAGCTAGTTGGTCTGGTCCAAACTCATAGAACGTTTTAGTTACTGTGTCCATTGCAACAATACAAAAGACCTCAGTAGGATCTAGTCCATTGGCTTCAATATCAAAAACATAGCTTGTCATATTTCATCTCCGTCTAAGCCTTGAAGATCATCAACAGATATTTCAGAAAGGCGTCCGCTGTCTAAGTCATAGTGAAGGTGTGTGGCTAGGCCAACATCTCCCGTATACCTAGACTTGAGTACACGTACCTTGGTTGTTGAAGCAACCACAGGATCGTCTGCCTGCTGATTACGCTCTAAGCTTATCACGCAATCACTCAATTGTGCTATCGACTGAGAGCCACGTAAATGATTCAGTGCAGTTTCAATGCCGTTCTCGTGGCCTCTATCACCCTGTGTGCGTCGAAGGTGAGAGACTAGAATCATTCCACAGCCTGTCTCTTCAACAAGAGTTCGAAGCCTGTGCATGATCATGTCAATAGCCTTACGCTCATCAGGGTCATCAGAAAGTAATACGAGCATGTGAAGGTGATCAAGGACTATCCACTTACAGTCGCAGCCTATGATCATGTATCGCAACTTACTGAAAACACTTTCAAGATCGTTCATGCCAAGGTGTCCATATACCCACACACGATCCTTATTCTCTCCGCCAAACATCTGGTGGTGTATCTGGCGAAGATCGTCTTGATCAAAAAGATTACGAACGCTGTCAAGGTGTAGTCTGGCGTCGGCTTCGATGGATAGAATACCATCGATGGTTCTCTGCCAGTTTTCCTCAAGGGCCATAACGCCCACATTATCTCTAGTCTTTTTTATCAGCCAGTGTTCTAGCTCACGGGTGACACTTGATTTTCCAAGCCCTGTGCCACCCGTTAATGTAACTAATTCACCCGCACGAAGACCTTCTAATTTTTCGTTCAGCCCTGCCCAAGGGAAAGGCACTGAGTCTTTTCGTGTGCGAGTGAGGTAGTTTTCTACGTTCTCAGATACGTTCAAGACTCCAGAGGGTGTATATAACTTGGAGTTCCACCAGTACTGGACGTAGGCTTTGTGTTGCGAACCGCGTAACATGTCATTGGCGTCTTTGTAATCGACGGGTAGTGACATGATCTTTGCTTTGCCGGGACGCAATAGTTTGGCTACCTTTCGAGCAGCCTCTTCCCCCACCTTGTCATTGTCAAAGTTAATGATGATGTTATCGAAGGACTCTAAAAACTCTAGGTTCTCCTTCACATCACGATCAGCAGACTGTGCGCCATTACGAATAGACACAACAGGCCACTGTGAACCCATGAGTTCATAGGCTGACATGGCATCTACTTCACCTTCAACAATGGTTACGTACTTACCACCACTTTGAAATAGCTGCTGGCCGAAGAGACCAACATTCCTAGATTCCCCTTGCCATGTAAAGTTCTTATCAGGCTTGCGAGTCTTTGATCCTACTCGCTCGCTGCCAGAATAGTATGGGTAAACATGCTCGACTATCTGACCTTTTGAATTCTTTGTGGATTTAACTCCGTATTTCTTAGCCGTTGCCAGACTGATTCCTCTGTCTGTTAGGGCGTAATATTCACCGTCGTCCATAGACTGCCTCGATGATATTGGAGTGACGTTATCAAGCTTATTGCTTGGGATGAAAACACCGCAGCTAAAACATTTGATGGAGCCATCGTCGTTCATCGCTGCGGGATCAGATCCCCCACACTCAGGGCAGGGGATGTGAGTTTTTTTAAATGCCATGTTAGTCCTCTACGACTTCGGCTTCCTCAATGAAAACAGCGTCTTCGGTCAAGTACTCTTGAACCTTAGAGTGCAGAGCAACTGCTGCTGCTTGTGCAATAACCATACGATCTTCGAGAGATCGCACGTCTTGTTCTGCTGTTACCAAAAGCTGGAAAGCTTTCTGTCCTTCAGCAGACAAGAGAGTTACGTCATAAGACGTATCGTTGTGTGTGTAAATAACATTAGACATTATATTTCGTCTCCGTCTCCGTCTTCGATGTCAAACTCAGAACCGTCTGGCGAGTTATATTCCACAAGATCAAGGACTTGCATTGCTTGGAAATCCAAACCCTTGAATACTTGCCCGTTCCACTTAGTGTCCCACTCCTTGTACTGGACCTTAACGTGTGAACCATTACCAACATTCACATCAATCTCTCGTTTGCTTTTGTCAAAGAGCTTAGGCGCTTGACGAACCATGCCGTCTTTGCCATCGACCTTACGCTTGATGATCAACGCAGGGCCTTCTTCCATGTCCTTGACTGTAAAGCCACGGTCACGAAACGAATCAGCCGTTGACTCATCAACAACAAGATTAACTGAGTATGCTGGTGTAAACTTTGTGTTAGGTGTAGTAACAAAAGACCAGTATGCTTTGCCTTCAATCACTGCCATTAGATTATCTCCTATATAAATATGTAATAAAATCAGGTATTTGTCTTAAAATATATTCTTCAGTAATTTCAATACCATTATACTGAGAATTTATTGTAACCCACTCTTTCATAAATGTCAAACTTTCTTTTGATGGCATGTGAACTCCAAGCATCATCACGAAAGCCCTCGCTAGAACATCATCTAGCAATTCATCATCAGATAGTGTATCATCACACATCGCACCTCCTATTGGTTTACTTCTTGGATAAGTCTATCAACATACCACTTACATTTTCTGAGGTCTTCAATCGGCTTACCCTTGTAGTCATATCGCCACAGATACTTCAACGCATTGCCTTTCAGGTAGCCTCTGAACTCATTCTCAGGCATCGAAGCTTTGATAGCTTCAATGGCTTCGACAGCCCCTTTGTTGTAGTGATCAGGCTTCGTCACTGGATCAGGGTCTTTCCTAATCGACAGACTGTTAAGTTTTTTCATAGCGTCCCACTGATCTGGACTCGCATCATCTATGGACATGTATAGTCTCCTTCACGTATTGAATGAAGTATATAGAATACCTCAGCTGGAGTCAAATTTAAACCCTCTAAACCTTTAGCAATTGCTGTATAATCAGGATAAGGATTATTAAATATGTGCATCCAAACTAGATCATCCACTGTTACTTTCTTGTTGTCAAGTGTTTCCATCGTGTTTCCCTATATCATGTTTACATATTCATCATTGATGATTGTCTGAACGTGAATATATCCTTCAGGCCAGTATGTATAAGACTCTTTTAAAGCCTTCGCTGCCCTGTGTACTGATGCTTCAAAGTTCTCAAACAACCCTAGTTCGTCCTTGCAGTACCAAAAGGGTATACGTAGAACTGGTTCAGCTGGCCCGTGCTGCTCATAATACACGACTATCTCCGCGTCATTATGAATAGGGCTGTCATTACCAAACATTTTTGTGTGGTCGTTCTCTGGTTGTTTCATGACTCACTCTCCGGTAGCTCATCACTTGCTAAGAATAAGATCTTATCTAACATGTGTTTTGTCATGACCACGTTACCCTTATCGTCTAACGTGTATTCTAAATCCTTACGAATCACAAAGGGTATGCCACCCCAAGGATCTCTCTTCATGATGTCATTGGTCACAGTCCTTGCCTGCGTGTAGCCTTGGCAGTAAACAGAATAGTCTCCGCCTGTGACCTCATAGATTGATACTTCATTTATCAGCATTGCCTGTACTCCTCACACAAAAAGGTTTAGATGTTAATTGATCTACACAATACCTTTGTCCGTATGCTGTCGGTCTTGTGCATTTAGTTACTACTATTGGTATGTTCTTGTACTCTAAGCAGTCTCCCTCAAGTTCTGAGGTCACACAGCCAGCCCCCAATAGCACAACTAAACCAATTAGAATACTGCTATTGGTCTTCATGTATTTCTCCTTTAGATCATGATGTAGTTAATGAAAGCCAACGCAAACGCTGGCGAGATTAAGATTGCAAGTATCAAATAAGCTCGTAACATTTTCATTTTATTACTCCTCTGGGTAAGATTCTTCGAAGGCATAGTTGTCTATCATGTAGTCAACTATCTCATTCTTCTGTTCTTCTGTCAACAGATCTATAATCTCTGTGATGTTCAGAAGCTTTGCTGAGTTTAGGTAGACTCGCTTTTCGATTTTGTCGTACTCATAACCAACAGTTATATCTACAACTAACTCATGTTCTAGTAACTCGTATTCATACTGTAGTGTCATTGCTCTCGTCTCCTGATAGTTGAGTAAGGATACTTCTGTCATCGGTTGCTTCGTTCTGATAGTCGCCTGAAGCAAGCTTATTGTACGCCTCTGCGTCTGCCGCGTCAAGGATTGCGTCTTCGTCTTCGTCTACTGCTGCCAACACATCAACAATAACGTCCACGTTCATGGTCACAAGGACTCGATGGACACAAGTATCTACCTCTTTCTTCGTGTCCTTACAGCAGTCCTCGAGATTGTCGAGGGCTACTAAAACTGAATCAAACTTCAAGTCCTCGAAGTCCTCGATCAATTTCTTGTAGGTCTCAACAGTGTCAGCCAAGTTTCTCAAGGCCTTGCGCTTGTCTTCTTCCTGATAGTTATTCATTGATATGTCCTCAAAATAAATCCGTAAACGCTCCATTGCGTCGTGGTGGTTCGTAGTCTTCTTTGGCTTCTAAGAATGCCCTCAGCTTGCCAGACTTTTTAAGTTTCCACAAGGCGCTTTTCTCGATCTGTTGGACTGTAGCCCTACTAACCCCTAGCTCTCGTGCAATCTCTTTGTGTGTCATGTGATACCGAATGTACTTCAAAGTATGTCCTCCGTAATTACTTTTTGAATTTTGTATTCGAGGCCGTTGTCTAAACTTTTTAGCCTGTAAAGCATTGCTTTTGCCTCCCCAAGATCTGTGAATTGAATGATGTTCTCCCAAAAGGGACCGCCTTTATCTCGTGTATGTATCTCATACTGTATGTCGATGCCTATCATTAGATATACCTGTGTGTTGGTTTAAGTTCTTCCAGTAGAATATCAATGCCCATATTTTTTATAAGCTTGATAGCCCTTGGCGTGAATGTCTTTGTGCCTGCTAACTCTGCAAGCATCTGTGCGTGTTCGCATACGGGATAGATTTTGTCCTCGCCATACACGCTTTTCTGTTTTACTACGATTCCCTTAATCATCTTCGTGTCGCTCCTCGTGGCTTGTCTTCTTTCACTTGCGTCATGCAAACAAATAATAAGTAAGGGACTATCAATAACAGACAATCCCACCAAGGTTGCCATGCCTCAAACATGTTTAGATCTCCTCGTCTTCAAATCTAGCCTTGCGATTGTGTTCAAACCTTTCGTTAAAGTCTTCGTCGTCTATCGTCAGCCATGCTACGACGATCACACCTGCGAATACAGCAAATAATATATAACCTAACTCCATAACTAAACGTCTCCCTTCTCTGCAAAAGCTATCTCTCTGCGCTCTGCTTGTAGCTCATCGTAACAATGGTGGCACACGCTGTCGTCGTATGCTTCGTCATACATGACGGAATCTTCCCGCCAGTATCTACCGTCACACAGTGGACAGTCAAACGGGTAGGGCATCATTATTCGTCTCCCTCCGCGTGTCTGACATCACAATCACATATTACTGCTCTGACTCCGTCTATGTCGTAGATTCCCCAAGCTGGCTCCACTTCATGATCGTCTAAGCGCTCCGCCCTCTTAAGTTGCTCTGCGTCGTAGTACGCTGTCGTTTCTTGACAAGGGTAATAAAGTTCTTCCTCACAAATTTCTTGTAGCTCTTCGTCTAAAAAATATGACTCAGGATCATAACAATTGTCGGCTAAAAGTTTTCTCGCCTCCTCCTCTGTCTTCGCAATTACCGTGTAAGTATGCTCTACCTTTTCAATGGTCGTAATTGTGTATCTATTCATTTTCCTCACCTCCCGATAACCTGTCGTCTAGTGCATTCTCGACCGCGTCTGTGCCGTATCTCTTCACCATGTAGTGAAGGAATGAATGGCTCTCCACGTCTGTGTTTCCTACCTTTACGAAATGGACTCCCCACGCATTAGCTGGTGACTCCAGTCCCTCGATATACATTTCCACGTCTCTTTGTAAACTCATACGACCTCCTCAAATGGATCATCAGCCTGATAGTTGCTGTCTGTTAGGACATCGTCCCGATACTGTGCAAGCTTTGCCGCTTCGCAGTCATTGCATACTAGGCACAGGGGAATGCCTCTTGCGTCGTACTCCCACCAAGTGAATTGATTTTCATGTGTGCAGTTCATGCTACCCTCGCAATAATATTCCGTTGATTCTTTTCCATTGTCTTACCGTGTCCGATATAGCATACAACTGACACGCTTTTGTCCCAACACGCTCGACACGTTCCGCACTTGCCTGATCTCGTGTAGGCCTCACAGACTGCCGCACCTTCTGGCACACTGTCAAGTGTTGATATCGTTGACGTGGTAGCGCCTTCGATGGTCTCTCCCGTGATACTGTCAGAAGATCGACGGATGACCACGTTGGAAAACATCTCCATATTGTCGATCACTTCTCGAAACTTCGGAAACTTGTGCATGCGTGTCGGTAGCCAATGCTTAACCCAAGGCGTCAGCGACATAACCTCAAGGATCTTTCGAGCCAATCGGATGTCATACATATCACCGCTATCGAACCATCGAAAGTATCGATCGTTATCTAGCTCTGCGACCATGTCTGATACCCACTCGTCACGCTTCCAGTCTTCTCGATTGTGCTCGCGTGGGGCTTTGACATTCTTGAATCGATAGTTGCCCGTCGTCGCATAACATCCCGAACAAGCTGCGACTAATGATCCGTCGCTATTTCTTGAAGCTGGGCAAGTGTCGAGCGCTTGAAGTGACCAAGATCGGCAAGGCATCTTGCTGGCTTTAGAAAGTTTTAACATGGCTTTAGCCCTCTGCTATTACGTTGGTATAAAAGTCTGATTTTCTTTTGACGTACCACAAAGCGGTTTCCGCATTTGGGAATCGATACATGTCCAACACTGGCGACATATGAAACCCACTATCGTGATGTTCGTATATCTTGCCCTTGTCTAACACTAGCTTAACTCGTGCTGTGTGTCCATTGTATCCGTCTGGTCTGTCTGCGTAGCATACGATCATGATTAGCATCCCATCAAAGGTTGAAAGGAAATAAGGATTGATATCGCGCCTACTGCTACGACGTTGAATCCTAGAATAAACGTATTGATGATTAATAATTTGATCATTGGTTCACCTCGTTAGCCTGCTTAACTATTGCTGTCGTTAATGTTCGCACGTCTTCGGTTAA